CTCAAAATCAGGCAGCTCAATGCCCTGCAGCTTGAAATACCCACGCAGCAACGTGTAGCAATCCTGCTGCCCATAAATCCACGGCAGACCGACTAAGGCTTGATAGTTACCCACTGATTCTGCGGTAGTTGGTAGATGTGCCAGGGCAGGTTGCTTTGCTGGCAGGCTTTGTGATCTTGCTCACTTGGTGGTTGCCCATCAGGGTGGCTGTGAATCACCGCAATGATGGTGCCAGCCATGCTCGCCTGCAAATAGTCCCGTGGCTCCAGCACAAAGTGCTGCTCAGGGTCTTCGCAGATGTTCCGACAGCGAATGTATTTGGCGTCATCACCGACCTGCACTAACAAACCGCAGGCTTCGCGGGGCGCCTCTGCTAGGGCATGTGCCTCTGCCTCAGGTCTGAATCCTTGCACCGGGGAATCCACCATGCGGATAGTCTTTGATACCTTGGCTATCAAATCTTTTTTGACAGCTAACAAATCGCTTTGCACATACATCATCATTCGCAACTTCTGTCTTGTTATCGTTGATGTCAAAGTAAGTAGCGCCTACATAACCGCACTCTGTACCCCTGTATCTCCACGGGCAATATTCTGTGACTTGCCTGCCAGGTAGCTGCAGATTTGTGAGGTCCAGCTTGCTTGCCAATTCAAACTCAACCATTTGGATGTCTTCTTTACTCACGCGATCAATGTAGTAAATTTCATCTGGAAACTTGGCAGTTGGATCAGGATTAGGTTGATCATCTAGAAACTTTTTGCATGTCCTGATCCGAGTTACCTTTGCCTGAAGTGGGTTAATATTTGGCGTGATTAGCAATGCTGAAATTGTTCCTAAGACGTTTGCAACTCGCATTGTTGGGCGCGGCAACGTGCCACGCGCTGACATCTCAAACCCTTCAACTTCAATCGGTATCGCAGTGTAAGTGATGTTGTCAAATTTAATGTCTCCATAGATGCTATTGGTACCAGCGTGATAGTGGAATGTTTCATTAATGCCATTAACAGCAGCGGTTAGCTCAAGTTTGAACAGCTCAATGATCGCTGAAGGCTCCAGCGATTGAATTTGTTCTTGGATTGACGTAGGCGTCGTCATGCTTCAAATACCTGCTCAAAAGTTGCGGTCACAGTATTGATATCAGCGTATTGATGCGTTCGCGACCATTGACGACAAACCCATTTATATTGTGTAGCACTATTTAAAGGAGTCCAATCAAAAGCTTCTTGACCAGCACGTGCATCAAGAAATGTTTCGATTGCATCAGCGACACTATTGCTTTTTGCGCTCCACGTTAAATCCCATACTTTTGGATTTTGATTAATACCAAATACAACCCGTTGTTCATAGCCTGATCCAAATTTGACGCTGTTTACGTTTGGCTGGCTTTTTTTCTGCGCACCAAAATCAGGTGTAGATTGACCTGCCGCTACGCCTAAACCTGCGTCATTGAAGATAGCCATGATTAGTACAGCAAGCCTCCAGGCTTCTTCTGTTTAATCAATTCTGCCTGCACTGCAGCGCCAACAACAGAAGCAAGTGCTTTCCCTTGAGAAGCATTCCCTTCAACGCTGGAACCCGTAGCATCAACATTAACGATAATGTTACCGCCCATGCTGGATCCTTTCATCATGACAGGAATTGACTTGCCATCAGGCAATGGCACATAGGCTTCAGGAGTGCTGCCTTCGCCAAACATCGCAAGTTGCGGACTATAGGCAATGCCACCAGAGCCATACTTCTTGAGTTTGAGCGGACCGTTGGCAGTCATGATGCCGCCCATAGCTAGTTTAACGCCAGCATACTGAAGCAATGCAGTGTTGCTGGACAAGGAAGATTCAACGCCTCCAAATCCAAAGCTTGGATTGGCAAACATTGATGATCCACTACCGCTGAAATAATTACCAGCAACTGAAATTGGCGAAGGGGCAAAGATATTCCTGAAGAATGTCATGATTTGCATTTTCAGGTAATCAGTGATCATTTGCATCACCATGCCTTGAAATGATTTGGCAATATTGGTGAACATTTGTCCTAAAGATTCCTGAGCGGATTGCGCAGCAAAAACCATGCCTTCAAATGCGCCAGCAAGTGCAGTGCTTAAGGCATCCGCCAAACTCATGATCCGAGGCAATGAATCCTCAACTGCTACTGCCAATTCCTTGATTTGATCTGACATAATTTTGAAAACAGTCGGCATTTCTTCGGCGCCTTCTGCATAACTAGGAATCATTGCTTTCATTTGTTCGGCAAGTTTGCTGCTTTCTTCGTTCATCTGCTGAAGAGTATCGTTATCTAGCTTCAGCAAATCATTTCCAATTTTTTTAATTTCATTTCCAACTCTATCAAGTTGCACTTTGGCACTCGTCACATCAAGACCTTTCTGCTCACCTTTTTTTATTTCGTCGTAGAGCAAACCCTGCTCTTCAAGTAAATATTTTTGAGCAGTTGTCAGCGCCACCCTTTGTTGTTGCTGACGCAATTGTGCAACACCTTCCGTTGTTCCAGATTTCAAAATTGTTTGAATTTTCCTTTCTAAATTATAAACTTGATCAAGCATATCCTTTTGTTTTTTTACATCCATTTGCCGCCCTATAACGCCAACCGTTTTGCCAAATTCACTTTGCAATTTTTTCAAAAGAGAACTGCCTTCGCCATCTCCCCCAGCGCCAGGCAAATTACTAGGGCGAGTTGGACCAGTGGTGGCAGGAGCCAATGCTTTTTGGGCAATTAATTCCTGTTCTTTCAAAAGAAGCAAATTTTCTCTAGTGATACGTCCCTTGCCGGGGGGCAATGCTTCTATTTCTTTTTTAAGACGCGAAATATCAGTTGTTAGTTCTTTTATTCGCGTTGGATCGTAAAACTTGATCCCAAAAAATCGTGCCAACCCACGAGCAGCACCATCAATTGAATTGACGATATCTGCAAAAATGCTTTGGAATGCTGCGCCAATCGGTTTTAAAAGACGACCAACACTTTCGCTCAAGCGTGATAAAGCTGTTTTCAAGCGATCACCGGCAGATTCTGGACCCTTTGCAAGAATTTTTGAATTCTCACCATATTCTTCGTAAAGTTTTCGAGCAAAAGTAAGAAAATCTTGCAGCGATACACTGCCATCCTCAAGAGCCTTGTCTAATTGCTGCGGGGTTTTATCAATAGCTTTGGCAAACAATGTAAATGCACCAGGCAGTCGTTCTCCAATTTGCTGACGCAATTCTTCTGCTGATACTTTCCCTTTGCTAAAGACCTGAGCAGTAGCGCGAAGAGCACCATCAAGATCCTCAAGACTTCCGCCAGTACCACGAATGCCAGCGGCGATACCAAGAAATGCTGTTTCAGCATCTTTGATATTGCCACCAGCGCCCAGTACCGATGCTGATAGTTGAGTAAATTGTTTTGTAATTAACTCTTGAGGTATTGCTAATTCACGACTGGTTTCATTAATAAAAGCCAAACCTTGTTGGTAAGAAGCACCATCTTGTGTAACAAGCTTTAATGCAAGTCGTTGTTTATCAAGTTCAGCCGTATAACTTGCAAGACCTGCCACTTGCTGAAGCATCATCCCACCTTGGGCGCCGATTGCACCACCCGCAGCCATGCCAGCAACACCAAACGGTGCGCCAGCCAATGCGCCTACGGCACCAAGCGGACCCCCAAAAACGCCAGCAGCAGCAACGGTGCCAACGCCTTGAGCAATGCCTTTAAATTGACCACCCGCGCCACGGCGACCCTGCGCTTTAGCAAGTTGAGCCTCTAACCTTGCCGCCTCAGTAGATGCTTCCTTGAATTCTTTGCTTGCAATATCAACACTGTTTGCCAGCTCGCGCCAAGAAGCCGCATAATCCTTAAGGGTTTTGATGCTATTGGCGCCGGTCTTTTGTTGAACCTCACGAAGTTCGGTGGATAAAACTTTAAATTTTGCCGATGATATAGTTGTTTGACTCGCAAGATTATTTAACTTTGCACCAAGACCTTGAAAGACCGCCTCGCCTTCAGCCTTGATGCGCAGTTTGATCTCAGAAGTGATCGAACTCATTTGCGGCTCGCATTTAAAACGGCAAGGGCAGCCATTTCCATGACCTGCACGCCCTCAAAGATGGCAACAGGATCTTTGACTGCATACAGCTTACATAGCCATTGCAAACTCGGGTAGTTCATTCCGGTCAACCCAGCCATACTTGTATGCCACTGCGTAGACATGCGGATAAACATGAGCACAATGTCCCAGTTCTCCTCCCAAATCTCGCAGTGATCAGGCTTGTTGCTTGCTAGTGCAGCAGCAATCTGCTCAGGGCTCGCCCCTAAAGCCTTAAGATCGGCCTCGCGCTCATCAACAACGCCGCCTTTTGCCCAATACTCGGCGGCGGCTTTTAGTTTTTTGCTGGCGCCCCAGTCACGCTATCGGCATACGCCTGAATCAGCGCCTTCATTACATACGGGTCATCACACAGTTCTTTTTTGTTCTTCTGTGTGAACGGCACATCCTTGCCCTCTTCGTCCTTAATACCTTCCCAACCTTCTAAGATCCCATCAACAAGAGCATCATCACCCTTGTCAATAAGATCATTAAAAGCCGAGCGACTCATCTTCCTAAAAACCGCCTCAAACGTTTGGGTCTCAAAGCGATTCCCATCAACTGGGATTTCAACCTTGACTTCCCACTTGTAGGAAGCGGTTTTCTTGAGGACAAAAGCCATGCGGGATCAGGTGAAAACCAGAGACATCTCGTTGTTGCCAGCCGTTGTAGGCAGAGCCAAGTACGGCATTGACAGGGAGATTACTCCATTAGTATCACCATAGCTGCAACCAGTGATATCGGTCTGGGCAGCGTTCATCGTGACAATGTTCCCAGCAGTAGCGCCGAGCACAAGGCTGGTGCTGCCAGTGGCGACCGCGACAGCCTTGGCGAAGAAGTCGGTGGTGCCAATCGCAGGAGCCTCAAGCACGCAGGTGCCGCCAGGGGCTCGGTTGGTGATGAGAACCTCTTTGTTTGAGGCGGTCTCTTTGTACAGCAGCTCGTTGTTTAGAGCTAGATCAATTGACTCAATACGGCTGCTGGTCACACCGTGGAAGGTGGCAGTGGTCACATTCGTGTCGTTTACCTCAATGGCTGCAGCCTGGTTAGCAACGGTAAAGCTGCCACTCAGTGCGGTGCCATCAGGGGCGTTGTAGATGCCGATGAATTGAAAGCTGGCAACACCAAATTGACCAGCGGTCAGGTTGAAGCTGACTGTGCCACGTCCACCAGTGATTTTGTGCT